GCAAGAAGACTGCAACGACGACGACGACGACGACACGCAACCGAAGAAGAAAATCGCAACACAGTGGTGGCAGCAAGAAGACCGCAACGACGACGACGATACGCAACCAACCATCCGCCGAACTACCGAAACCGAAACCGAAACCGAAACCGAAACCGAAACCGAAACCGAAACCGAAGAAGAAATCGGTCTTGCGTCAGGTAGGTGAGGTGTTTGGTGTGGTTGGTGGAGCGGTTGTTGTGGGAGCATTAGCAATGCGTGCTGGTGCTGCATGTGCTGGTGCTGGTGCTGCAGGTGCTGGTGCTGCGGCTGCAGTGAAACCCGTGTCTACAGCAGAATCGAAGTGCGTACAGGAGTATATTAATTTGTGTCAGGAAGTTGTTAAACATTGTCCTCCAAATTGTCCTCCAAATTGTGACGTTCAGTCCGAACTGGTAGCCGTCTACATTGAAAGTATGACACGTATTCATGAGAAAATTATGACATGTAGTCGTACGAATGCACACTCCACCCCACCAACGGACTTCATCCGTAACATGCAACAACATATACACGATATGACAGAGATTCGTACTCGTGCTACAACCAAACAGAGTCGGTGTTCCGTAATTATTGAAGATGCGAAGTGCGATATGAAGACTGTGGTAGATCGTTTGGACTGCATATACGGACGCTTCAAAGGATACAGTTGTTGACGACGACGAAGTTATTAAATTGTATATACCACATCTTAAAAAGTGTATGGACGAAATCACCACGGTAACCGTTTAGCAACTGGAGCAAATCGAATTGTCGAATACTTTATCCTTTGCTTTGTTATATAGCATCAAACAACTGCTATCCATCGGACATCTGGCCAACCCATTTTGGACGTATTCTAATATATTGTCTTGTTTCCGTTGTTCCAACACGTCTGAACAACTGTTTGCGCTGGACCGACAATAACGCGTGGCCAATACGGGAACGTTGGTATACTTGCTTGCTTGTCCGAGTGTATCAGACGTGTAATATGTTTGCTTGTCAACGAGAATGGGACTAGTCGTTCCAGTATAATCTGAAGCAGATCTGAAAACGGGAAAGTGCCACGTTCCCGCATCAGACAACGCTGTGAAAAATGGACCGGAGACGGTGTGACTTGGTGATGGGAAAAAGGGAGCAGGGCATGTGCATACACAGGAGGACCACGAGGACATTTGTAACCTGTAAAATGTCCGCTAATAAAATGCATCTACACAAAACCGTTATTCTTCACTTTAAATTTTCGTTCAAAGTATGTTTCACATAACATGCACTAACGTGCTCTACTGTTCTATTGTGCGGCAGTGTTGTATTTGCGCTTTAATACAGATTTGGTTTCAGATACACGTTTGCTTTTAAGGAATTCCAAACACTCGTTTGCGAGTTCAGTTGCTTGTTCTCCAGAAGATTTGCTTGTAAAAAAATCTGCTAAACCATCGAGTAGAAACTTTTGCGAAAAAGATGGCGTTACATTTTCATTCGCATACGAAAGCGAACCATCGCTGATTTGAATATTCGTATCGCACATTTGCTCACGTTCCATAAAATTGCAGATAGACGGTGTCAGGTGGTTCTTGTGCTGTCTATATTCTTTGAGCTTTTGCGAATGTTGTGTGATTTTGTTGTCGACTTCAACCCACTCTTTGAGGGCATCTGTAAATTCGGTTTGGTTCGCTAACGGTGAGATGGTCTGTGTAATCGTTTGTGTAGCAGAAGCTTGCGCTGGTGAGGAAGATTGCATTAGTAGTAGTGTTTATAATTATGAGTCGGAGAATAACCAATTGAAAGGTGGGTTCATTTATATTATTAATTATAAATGGTAAGGTGTGTGGGTGTGTGGGTGTGTGTTACGTCTGTTTACAAGTACGGTGTCGGTCGCATCTTATTTCGTACGGACGACTGCGGACACCGCTACACGCAACACACAAACAAAATCTTGTATCATATACATACCGACGTATATACAAATGAGAACACGGACTAAAAGACGGCACCATCCGAAGACGCAGAAAACACCACTGCGATCCTCCACTTCTGCGCTGCGCAGATTAGAAACAGATTTTCCGTTTCCTTCTCTGAAACCGGCTGTGACACCAAATTTGCACGGCTGGTTAGGGGATGGAAACCAGTTGTTGCTTCAGAAATTCATCCAGAAAGACACGCGTATCATCTTTGAATTTGGCACGTGGTTGGGGAAATCCGCAATGTATATGCTCCAATTGCAAGCGGTCCACCCGGAATTCACTACAATTGTGTGTGTCGATACGTGGGAGGGCGACTGGTCTATCAAACAAACCGACAAGTATAAAAAGCATATGGAAACATTGTACGACACCTTTATTGTCAACATGTGGGATCACAAAGAGAAGGTCGTCCCATTGCGTATGGACGGACGGAAAGCGATGAAGTATTTGCACGATATTGGACTGAAACCAGATTTGATTTATCTGGATATGGATCATAGCTACGAAAGTGCAAAGGGAGACCTGGAATGTTTGATGAAGTATTTTCCCGACACCATTATTTTGGGTGATGATGTATTGTATTGGAAAGGTGTCGCCAAGGCTGTCAAAGAAATTGTGAAAGAGTATCATATTCCGAATCTGGAAATCAACAAAAATTGCTACGCATTGGTCCCGTCGCATTATAACAAACAGTATCGTCTGAAGGAGCTAGTGACACGTGTCATCCAACCGACCGAACAGTACATTGACTATAAAATAGGTATTATTGTGGGATACCATTCACAGTTTCACACGACGAACCAACTGGAACGACTGCGAACTTATATGAAACTGTTTATGGAAAAGGCACGCATCGATTATAAGATATATGTTATCGAACAACGCGACCACGGAAGAGAATTAAACCTGGGTCATTTGTATAATGTTGGTTATGAAATCGCACTTGCCGATGGGTGTGCCAAATTTGTCTTTCAGGATCTGTTTTTGTTACCGTCACCCGCACTGGTCCCGTACTATCGCAGAGACACGAAGCATCCGATACATTTAGGATATCATTACGATACGTATTATTACGAAATGTATTATCTGGGTATAATAATGTTCAACAAAGAACATTTCGAACTGTTGAATGGATACCCTATAAATATATATGGGTTGTATGGGTGGGATTATGAAATGGTATTACGTATCAAAGATGTCGGTTTAACATTGAAAATACCTGAGAGTGGTGCAGTCATACCGAATCGGACACACCCACGCATCAACGTGCAAGAGTGGAAAAAAATCAAAACGTCCGCAATTATCAATCGGCACTCCGAGACATGGAAAACAAATGGTTTGCGAAACACATACTATACGCGCGTCCGTGACACGCCTGAAACTCGTAAGATATCCAGAAACTCGCAGTTGTGTGAAGTGTACGGTGTGTCCATTTCAAAGTATACCGATTATTTAGTAAATCAGCAAAATCTCGAATACACATTCACCGACACACCCGCTTGCATCAAAGATTTAGAATTCGAATCGGGTGTACCAACGAAGGAACTCCAATACGGATATATTCAAAACAAGGATAAACCATTTGTAAACGATGTCGAGTTGCTCGACCAAACGTTTGCATACGAATATGCCCTCGTGAATCAACACGCCTATTCGACACAGTGGAAACAGAGTGCCACACCGACCACCATGAACACGCCTCAGCAAGTGGGCATTTTCCAAACATATGATATGTATAAACTGAATATGCTACTCCATTCCAAAAATACTTTTAATCATATCACGACCACGTTTGATGTGTTCTTTCAATGGGGGGCTGTGGTTGGTGCAACTGCCGCAGTTGCCAACATACTAGAAGTAACAAAAATACATAATGTACTTCGTTATTATTGTAAAGAAAGAGACATCCCCCTAAAAACTATAAATGCTAACATCGATTTGATTGGTAAGCGTAACCCGACTCTTTCTCATTCTGCTGAGCGCCAACTAAAGGAATTTGAACAACGCTTTGCACACACTCACACGTATGATCTGTGTGTACCGTGTCGGTTATATCCCTACAGTGCGTACACGTTGGACACACTAACACTCGATTTATTTCAACACGTAACCGTCGCTCTCTTGTATACAAAAAGGAAAGGGACGGCTATATTGAAAACGAGAGGTTATGAACTATTCACAAGAACCTTCTATGAATTAATGTGTGTGCTCCGTAACAAATTTAATACGGTGAATTTATTTTTTTCAAAATTTCAGAGTGCGCAACAAAATATGGTGTTTGTCATTTGTGATGGGTTCCATGGTTGCTCGGAAAATGAAAAACACCACCTGATTCAAAAGTGTAAATACGTAATTACCCATCCTAAAACATCTGTAACGGAAGTGAACCAGCATATGCCGAGTCCATCTTACATCGCATTCATCCACGAGTTTCAGTACAATCAATACTCGCAACTTGAAAAAGTGGAAAGGTTTCGTAATCTACCTACGAAGGATAAGAATGCACTGCTAAAGAAATTGCATTATCACAAAATCATTTTGAAGAATGCACTCATTTCAGATATGCACTTATATGAATAAATCAGTTACATTCAATGTGTTAGAGAGCGGTGTGCGCTCAATTTGGGTAATCATATCAATCAGAGATGCTAACTGAATAGTAAACCCACGCCGAAACGGTTCAAAGAACTTTGTATCGTGAAATCGATATGTTGAACTATTTAGCGCAACATCTTGAAATTTTAAATGAGGAACTTGAAACATCGGATAGTTCACAAGAAAATGGAAGACCGTCGACGGGTTCTGTAGTTTGAATGCTTGCATTACATAGTGTGTCATTACATACATTTCTTTCAAATAATATAAATCGTCACTCGTACTGGTTTGAACCATCTTTAATTCGGACTTGTCTACAGGTATGGTACTCAGATTACGTTGTATTTTGGTGTTATTAAATTGGTTGTAAAATGACTCAAACATATTTGGTTCAAATGGTTGTTGTGCTGGTGCTGCAGGTGCTGGTGCTGGTGCTGGTGCTGCAGGTGCTGGTGCTGCAGGTGCTGGTACTGGTGCAGGTGCTGGTACTGGTGCAGGTGCTGGTGCTGGTGCTGGTGCTGCAGGTGCTGGTACTGGTACTGGTGCTGGTGCTGCAGGTGCTGGTGCTGGTGCTGGCGCTGCAGGTGCTG